TTATTATAGTAGTAATAATCGTCTCATACCGTACGATTTTAGAAATGCGAATCATATACTAAAATTAGCAGTAACATGTTCTACAGATAAAATGGAAAATATACCTAGATCTAAACGAGGGGAGAGTTTACCTACACCTATGGAAATCCCCTATGAATTTAGAGAGGATGTACATAACTGGGATGCTTTTATACCTATATTTATGGTAGTCGCAGCAGGTTTATTTTTACTTTTAATTATAAAGAAACCTAAACGATTTGAACTTACTTAGTAACAGCGAACACTGGTTGTGCTGGCTTGTTAACCTTGGAAGACACTCTGGAAGTGACCATAAAGACAAAGATGGACAAGAGAGTGGTGAACAACGCGGTAAGCGTGTAGTTCATACCACCGTTCTTGTTAACCTTGATAACTTGGTTAACCAACCATCTCACCAAGTCAACCCAAGACAAGGCGGCGGCGAAGGAAAATCCAGCGACGATAGCATTGAGAGATTGCGACTCGAGTTCCGAGGCGACGAGCGTGATAGTTTCTTTGGCAGCAGACATTTTTTTTATACTATAAATATACATTTTATTCTGGGAGGAAATTTTCGTCGAATAAAATTTTCTTATATTTTTTCGTATTTTTCATGTATCCTTTCATATTTTTAATAGGTTTTTCCTTAGAGGAAGAATACCCTGACGATTCAGATTCTGTTTCAGACTCATTCTCGGTTTCGGTTTCAGTTTCTGAATCAGAGTCAGAGTCTTTATCCGAACTATCATCACAATTTGATATTTTAAAATATCTAATATCCTTGTCCCAACCTTCTAAATTAGATGTCTCCATTACTATCTATAGCATTTTTTAACATATGTTCTGTTGGGTTTTTCGGCACCCATGTACCCCAATTATCGTAGGCAATATTCATTTTAACGAATTTGTATTCTCGACCAGAATACCTTTCGAATTCAATGTCTTCCTCGTCAACTACATCTAATTCTTCTTCTTCGCTATCCGATTCATCGTAAATTTCTGGGAAATATGTTCCCGTTTTTTTACCAACTTCATTCATGGCACAATATTTCATAGCGTATTCCATATCTTTACCGAGTATAGTATCACGACCACATGCTTTTGCGTATTCGGCCGCATAAACTATGGCCTGTTCCATGACGGGTTGTATAACATCTATAGCTGTTTGTTGAAACTGTTCAACGAGTTGTGTTGTAGCATCTTTTTCCGAACGATTCATTGTATTAAAATAACGTTTGAGCAATACCGTTCTCCACTCGGAGTATATTATAACTTAGGCCTAAAACTCTAAGTTCTCTTTTACGATCTTCCTGACTATTCAGGGTTAATGTTAATATTTGTTCTTTAATTAAACTAAAATTTCTTTGGCCTGTTGGATACCACCGTTCCGGTTCGAGTGCAAAACTATATGAATAGAAACGTTTGAATAATTGTGTTCTTGAATGGTGTATACCACTCTGAACTGCGCGTAAGTTTATGACGTTACCTGTAACCTTATCTAAAATAATAGAATCATCTAATTTAATTTCAATGTTCCGTAAATGTTCGTGACTTATATATTCATTATCCAATATCTGATCCGCGTGATCGTAATCAAGTGGACTTACAAAATGTGAACTAACTACACTATTTCTGATTTCTTGAATTATAAAGTACAGTTCTTTTACTGGATTTTTAAAATTAAGTTTATGTTTTACAAGAACGGGATTAATACTAGGACTTTGTGGAATTTGATCTGTACTTTCCTGAATTTGTGTAATGATATAATCTATTTTTTTACTCAATAACATCTGTTTTTCTTCTTCGTCTAAGGAAACCATTTCAACGTTTATTTTTAAACCTTTTATCAAGTTTTTAGGTTTTAAACCGGTATAATGTATGTGATTTACATGAGCAACTCCAGTTCTCGTTGCGTGAATACACTGATCGACGTCGCGAAGTTTTATAACAATTTCAATTTCTTGACCTGTTATCGCACAGAGTGGTACAGCAAGTTCGGGATTATTATAAAAATAAAATGGTATATCAATGAAATACTTTGTATCAGATGTAGCATTACCTAGATAATGACCTAAAGCCGTTGACATGACCATAGTTCCAGAAAATTCTAAAGGTGGTTTACCTATAAGTTTTTCTAAATTGCGTTGTTTTGTTTGTGTCATGTACTGTTCGGAATAAATGTGTATAAAATCACTTGTAAGCCTTTGAATAACTTCACCCCCTATTAATAACTCTACATGTTCAATCATGTGATGTCCTATCGATTCATTATACCCTATACCAGTTCCATTTGTTATAAAACTTTTAAGACTTTGATCTATAGCCGATAACTCAACTTTCATACTTACAGTTTTAAGGAGATCACCTTGGTTTTGTGGGATAGTACACCGAATAGTGTTTCCAAATTCTACTTCACCTTCAACGTCTAAATCAACAAAGAATGGTGCAAAGTTTGTATGTTTTTGAAAATTCTTTATGAAATAGGTATATTCGGGGTCGTCTGTAAAAAAAGCGTCCTGTGGGCCAGATGTTTCTAATTGAACACGACCAGCCATTACTAGTATAACTGACTAAAATTTTAAACCTCCGAGACCGCTTTCGACGTGCAAAACATTATAGTTAACTGCATACACGTAAACTTTGTGTCCAAAACTTGAATCTGGACTATCGAGTTCTATTTCTATTAAATTATGTGCAATTCTACTCATATTAACTTGTCCTGTCGGATAGTATGTTTCTGGTTTTAGTGAAAAACTATACACACCGAAGTTATTTTCTGTAGTTCCTGTGTAATATTTTAGAGGTTGTTCATAGCTTAGCATTAAATTATCGGCGTCTATTATCGTATTATTATTAAATTTCATTATAACATTTTTAATCGGGTTATATTTAAATACATCATCACTTATAGCCACAAAAAACATTTCTTTCACGGGGTTTTTAAAGTTAAGCATACCAGACTTTTTCGTTTCCCCGGGTTTCATTTTGAACTGAGACAGTTGAATTTGTGTTATAACATATTCGATTGGGCGTGATAATAAGAAATTTTTTTCGTTTTCGGTTATATAAACGAAATCCGTTATTAATGAAACTTTTTTGAGTGAAGATGATACGTCTGAAGGTGGATCTTCTATATCACCAGATGAAGTAGTGTACGTTACACTTATATCTTTCAGCTTTTTAAACTTTATTTCAACCTCGACGAGTTGTTTTGTTATAGCACACACGGGTAAAGCTAAACTCGGGTGTCTAAAAAAATAGAATGGTAACATTACACTATAATCCCAATCGTAAGAAACAGATATATAATCACCGTGACCAGATAAAAAATAAAGAGTTTGGTCGGTATCATCGTGATTGTTATGTATCTGGTTATACATGTATATATAATCACCAGTTATACGTTCAATTGTTTGACCACCTATACGTAAGTCTGCGTATTCTATTATCTGCGCACCTACAGATTCCCGGTACCGAAGACTTTTCACGTTTATCTGACCACCCATATTAGAGTGATTGTGACAGTAATAGTATAAAGTTGATGGTGCACCCACTGGTACGACGAATGTAACAGTGCCATTTTCTGTTCCATCACCAGTCACACCCGTATCATACACAGAACCACCATTACGGGTTCCATTAATCGTTTCAGATAGATAAAATGGATGCCCACCCGCGTTCACATTAAAAGTATATGTCGTACCTTCGTATAAAGTTAATGTTGCCTGTTGAACACCATCTATAAAGTATCTATTCCCACCACTTACAGATTGGAACGTTACATTAAAAGTTTTGTTTGGTACAGTAGGTTGAGATAAAGTAAATTTCAACATCATACTCCTGATAAGATCGCCTTTATTAGCTGGTATACGAGATTCTAGTGACTTATCGAAATTAGGTTCTCCATCAAAAGGCGTTTCCGTAGCTTCTATAGAGAATTTAGTATGTCTTTTAAAATTTACCAGGAAATACGAAAATTCAGGTTCCCCCGTAAGCCATTGGTCCTGGATACCCGTGGCAGCAAGGTTTATTCTACCAGACATTCTTACTCTATGTGAGTAAAATTTTATAAAATAAAACGAGGCGATATATTAGATTAGATGAATCTTCAACTTCGAAAATTCAAACCCGAGGGTATGGCTGATGATAAAGTTTGTGTATTTATTGGCAAGCGTAATACGGGTAAGTCAACACTTGTTACTGATATCCTGTATCATAAAAAACATTTACCAGCAGGAATAGTTTTATCAGCAACTGAAGAAGGAAATCATTATTATCAACAGTACATACCCGACCTATTCATATACGGAGATTACGATAAAGAAGCTATAGAACGTGTTATGGATAGACAGAAGAAACTCGTGGGTGCAGGTAAACCAAATTGTGGTGCGTTTCTGTTATTAGACGATTGTATGTACGATTCAAAATTTATGAAAGATACGTGTATCCGTCAATGCTTTATGAATGGTCGTCACTGGAAGATATTTTTTATGTTAACTATGCAATACTGTATGGATCTACCACCGGCACTCAGGGC